ATACTTTGTTCCCTATTTCGCCTGCAGAACAAGATTTGTATAAAATGTACAAAAAGACAGTTGCTTCTTTCTGGACAGCAGAAGAAATTGATTTCAGCAAAGATAAGGAAGATTGGGAAAAACTAACAGATAACGAGCAATACTTTGTAAAGCATATTCTTGCATTCTTTGCTGGATCAGATGGTGTTGTACAGGAGAATTTGGCTACTCGATTCCAGAAAGAAGTTCAATCTCCAGTAGCAAGATTGTTCTACGGCATGCAGAATGCAATGGAAGGTATTCATTCTGAAACATATTCGCTACTCATTGATCAATATGTGAAAGATAAAGATGAACAAATGAAATACTTTCGTGCAATTGATTCTATTCCTGCTATTCGTAAGAAAGCTCAGTGGGCTATGAATTGGATTGAGTCACCTACTGATTATGCCACTCGTCTCATTGGATTCGCATGTGTAGAAGGTATCTTCTTCAGTGGTTCATTCTGTGCTATTTATTGGATCAAGAAGCGTGGCCTTCTTCCGGGACTAACATTCTCAAATGAACTCATCTCTCGCGATGAAGGGCTTCACACTGAGTTTGCAATTGCCATGTATCACAAGCTACAGAATAAACTATCCGTTGAACAGATTACCGTTATTATCACAGATGCAGTAAACTGTGAATCTGAATTTATCACCGAAGCGCTCCCTTGTTCTCTCATTGGTATGAATGCTCGTGACATGACACAATATATTCAGTTCGTAGCAGATCGTATTGCTGTACAGCTTGGATGCCCTAAGATTTATAAGGCGTCGAATCCGTTTGATTTCATGGATCTGATTTCACTTGAAGGTAAGACTAACTTCTTCGAAAAGAAGGTTTCTGAGTATTCTAAGCCTGGCGTGGGAATGAATGCGCGTGATATGGAAATTCGTTGCGATGAAGAGTTTTAATCGCTTATTGTCACAGAAAGCGTTAGTCCACTACCCGAAGCAGGCATCATGTATAAATGGTCTCCAACGCTCAATGATATTGTATCTCCAGTTGAAAAGCTTTGCGGAGTCTGTGTCATTCTATCAGTAATATATGTTCCCGGTGTTGACGTTGAAATAACATGAGATAATGCACCGGATATTCCACTATATGTTATAGTATACGTTCCCGTAGAAGGGGCTATAAAATCAAGTACGAACGATGTAGAATAAGTACCATATTCAGCAGGTGTATTGGTTGGAAATGTATACGCTGTATTAACTGACATTAATCCAGGAGGAGATGGTCGAGGAGCAAATCCAGGTGTATGGGCCGTAGTATTTCCGTAAAATCCTACGTCGGATCCAATTCCGCTATTGTGTGCAACACTTGCAAAATCAGAACAAAGTAACATAAGCTGAGGTCCTCCATCAGGTGAGAAACTGGGATCATTAACCGGCGGAGTGAAATTTGCAGTGTATACCGCCAAACCGTTGTAGAATACAAACTTAGAAATCCACCCGACAAACGTTTCCGCTTGATTGTCGCGTGTATAACGCTGTCCTAATATGAGAGGAACACTATCGCTTCCAATTGCTGTATTGATTGTAGCACTGCCAATTGAAACGCCATCTTTATATAACGTCATTGTAGTACCATGACGAATCACTGCAAAGTGATGCCATGCGTTACCAACATTTACACCTGATACGGTAATAGGATGCGAACCATTAATCCAAACATAAATTGTTTTTGTTGCACCTGTACCTTCCATTGAGACGGTAAATACATCACTATTTACTCCCATGCTAAACGGACGAGGGAACTGATTGCTAGATCCTCGTGTATCTAGAAGTTGCCACCACATAACTGTGAAATCAGTGGCAGTAGGAATTGCGAATCCAGAATTTGCACCAGCACATACATAACCGTCAAGTTCACCCACAAAATACATAGAGCCTCCACTTGTGAACGGAACTGTGGGTGAGGGAACATATAGCTGAGCAGATTGAGAACTGGAACCAGCTCCAGGTTGAATAGTAATGGGACCACTTGCGATATATTTCCCACTGTTTAGAACGAAATTAACCGGTAAAGGTCCAATAGGTGTTCCAACGGGAAGGAAATATCCGTCTATTACAAAATGAGCTGTATGACTATCAACTACAGTCATAGCCTCGGGACCCATAGCTATAACACTCGCATCTGTTATCGTTACATGGGGGAAGTTAGCTATCAGCGTAAAAGTACATGTTGTAGGACCACATGACGGGACTAGATTAGATATTTCATAACTGATATTAACAGGTGTTGTTTGAGGACCAGATGGCTTAGGTTGTAAAAATTTATTTGAAATGAGTGCGTTGGGTCCAAAACGAGCCTTTAGACCAGGAATAAACCCATAACCGGAAAGACCAAGTGAAGCACGAAACTTAACTGAGCTTTCAGCAACACTCGCTGTTGCATTAGCCTGAATTCTTTTTATTTGAATGTACTGAGATGCGTCCGGCGTGGGCATTCTTTACGTTTAAACAAAGAAGGTTTCTTCACTACAATTCATAAATGGACTTTCTCAGCGCGGCCGTTGTTGTTCTTGCATCTATGATATTTGTACTCTCGGGTATGATGGGCTATCTATTCTGGCAGCAGAATCGTCTACTTCAGCACGTACAGGGTCTTGCGATGGCAGTTTCAACTGCACTAACTCCGCCTCCGGTAGAAGCTACTCTACCGGAAATTCCTGTCCAAGAGGAGCCTGTAAAGGAAGAAGATGATCGTGTATCTGTAGATGAAGATGATGTTGAAGTTGTAGAGGGACCGCCTGTTACAGCTACAACGGCCGAAAAGACGGATGTAGACGATCTACAGGATAAGACTGTAAAGCAGCTTCAGGAAATTCTAACGCAAAAGGGTATTCCATATGGCAAGCGTGATGCCAAGACGGTTCTCCTTCAGCTACTAAAAGCTACTGCCTAAGAATAATGAAGATCCAAAATAAATATTTGGATACATTAGCAGGTACTCACAAATCAATACTTTGCTTTGATTGTGAATTTTGGCGAGTATATGGTAATGCAGGTTATCATGGTATTCCTGGAACGGATGAATTTTTTATGCCTCGTGAAGTAGGTGGTTTTCTTTTAACAAAAAATACGGATGGAAGCTGGGAATATCATAAACACTTTTTTGTTACACTATCTCCTCCAGATTTAGATGTTTCATTTATTTCGTCCCAATTTGCTACCGTGAATGCAAAAACCGCAGAAGAACTGGATATTATTCAAGCTACGTTGGTGATGCCCTGGGCTGCTGCTTATAAAAAATCGTTGCCCGAAGAGCAACATGAGATACTTGAAGAAGGTATTGATGTGTATCTGAATGATCCTAATATCAAGAAACATCATAAAACAAAAACGTGGTATAAAACATTTCTCGAGTTGTATTCTCAATCTCTTATTATCGTAAAAGGTAAAAGCGATATTGAAGCGCTCGAGAATGCTTGTAAGTACTATAAGATACCCTATACGAAACCACTTGATGTGTACGATATTGCAGATTGGAACATGCAGAGTCGTACTAAATGTGGAACTGCCAAGCTCGAAGGAACGTACACTTGTATTTTGAATGAAATACCAGATGAGACAGGTAAAAAACAACATTTGCGTCAAATTTTACCATTAGGTGAAGCACATGATCCTTCTTCGGATGCTGCTATGACACTTCTAGTTGCTCTTTACATTGTTTCAACTAACCGAATGTGATATTTGGTAGTAATTGAGATACCCTTCTTTCGAAATGCGAAGACTTTCCAACTACTATGAAGAACAGATGGTTTGAATTTTAGCATTCGAATTTTTCTACTTTTCACATCGACCATAACATCAATATTTCCTTCGAACTCTTCATAGAGTTCACTTGATAGTGCAAATTCAAAGTCTCGTTCTTCGTCTTTCGTCAATTCTGTAACTAATCGGTTACCTTTGCCGTCACTATCCCAAAAGAAACTATCACCACGAAGAATCTCAAACGAGTATTCCTCAGTGATGCGCTCCATGTTTATTTAACATTAGTCAGTTGTGTAAAAAAAATGTATTCGTTTTTACCAACTTTCGCTAGCAACTACGCTTCCATCATTATCATAGACAGTTTTCTTAGTCATACTGAGAATTACTGTCCATCCACCTGTTAGCTTTCGAGAGCAAGGGAAAACCCAGAAATCAAGAAAGCGATCAAGATTACCATTATTATCTGCGTCGAAGTCCAAAGACCCAAACTGCTTCTCAATTGAAACGGTAGTAATAGTGGTCATTTCATCGAATCCACCTGTACTCAGCTCATAATCTAGAGCCATCTTCAGAAACTGCGCAGTTACCTTATCTACAGTTCGCAGATCTACATACTTACCGTCAAGATAGAAGATAGCATCAAGCATAGCGGAAGTTGCATTGAAGAGGCCCATTTTGTTGAAATTTACTGAATAAAAAATTACAAATCCGTTTTTACTTATTGTTTTAAACACAATTCGGTTTAATACATAAAGACACATGAAGCTGGTCTCTTTTGACGTAGGATTACGTAACCTAGCTTTCTGTGTTCTTGAAGGAACTGATAGAAAGGATGTGAAAATTGTACACTGGGATTTGATCGATGTAATGGCTGAATCTGCTGGTCATGATGCTGCTAAATGTTTTAAGTGTAAGAAACCGGCAAATTGGGTGAAACACGATGGGTCATTGTATTGCTGCAAAACACATAAACCTAAAGGTGGTGGAAAGCCGCCTACCAAAGCGTCATTGAACAAGAAAACGCTCGAAGACTTAAAAGTTGAAGCGACGCAAAACTCTGTAGAAGGCGGAACAACAAAGAAGACACTTGTGTTTGCGTTGTATAATCACTATTGTTCAAATGTTTGGAAACGTTGTGTCAAATCAGCAAAACAAGTATCAGTAGTCGATTTGGCTGAGCCCATTGCTCAATGTTTAGAAGCTCGCCGCGAATTATGGGAAGGTTCTGATTTAATTGCATTTGAACAACAGCCCGATAAGCGTATGCTTTGTGTTCAAGCAATGCTTCATATGTGGTTTGTATGTCAAGGATACAAATGCAAAGGTGTATCTGCTGTACATAAGTTGACAAATATGATAACACTTCAAGATTCAACAAAAACATACAAGGGTCGTAAGAGCACGGGTATTCTTCATGCAAAAGAGCTTGTTCCAACCCAAGAGCTAAAAGATCACATGATGAAACATCCTAAACGTGACGATCTTGCCGATTCCTTTTTACAGGGATTGTGGGTACTAGAAAATAATAAATGAAAAAAGTTATGATATATGGAGAACCAGCATGGGCGGTTGGTCGTATCCATAGAAATATAGAAAAATATTTATGTGATGAATTTGAATTTATGTACTACGATTGGGCACTAACATATGTTGATAGTTTTGCATCTTCATGTGAATCGGCTGATTTAATTTTAACTATTTATGTAGGTCAACATTATATCGACCAGTATAACCCTTTATGTAACAAAAAGAAGTGTATGTTTGTAGCACATGGGTTTGAAGAAATGCAGGGTGTAACACCTTCACCACTTGCAACATATGGCATGGTAAGCCGTTCAATTGAACATCTTTTTCCTTCAGAAATAAAACCATTTTTTACACCAAATTGTGTAGAATTAGATGATTTTGTACACAGAGAACATTCGGGTTCAACAGCTATGATCGGATGGTGCGGAGCCCCTAGAGTGTGGTTCAAACAATTTCAGTGGGCTCGTGAAATTGCAAAACAGATCGGAACTGAATTGCACGTTTCATCGAAGACACCATTTGAAGACCCGGCAGATTGGTCTCCATTGTCAACCTCCGAAATAAAGGATTGGTATTCGAAGATAGATATTCTGCTAGTTACTTCAATTCCAAACGGCCAGTCTGAAACAGGACCACTTCCTGCATTTGAAGCTATTGCGTCTGGTGTTGTAGTAATTGGAACTGCTGTTGGGAATTTTATGGAAGTACCGGGACCAAAGTTTGCCACGATTGAAGAAGGTGTTCGCATTTTAAATGAGTTGAAAGATAACCCTGAAAAGGTGAAACAAATTGCAAAACAACAATATAAGTGTATTGTAGAAAAATGGAACTATAAAGTTGTTTCAGAAAAATGGAGAGAAATGTTTCGTTCTGCTTTAAAGAATGCAGAAATTAGTTAATACAATGAAACCCACTGTTCTTATTTTTGATCAAGGATTCGGTGCGGTTCGAAACGTACATACTGATTTGGAACCATATTTGACGGATGAATTTAATATCGTATTTCATGATTGGCATTACACAGACTCTGAATTTTATGAGAAAGAGAAAAATGCAGATTTGGTTATGACTGGGTTGGATGGATATTATTATTTAAAAAATGTATTTCCATTTGAACATTTTAAAAAGTATGTTTTTGTATCACATGGATATCCTGAATTCACAGATCCGCTGCCTAAAGGATTGACTTATGGAATGACAAGTTATGTTATAAGTCATTATTTCCCGCATAACTCTCCTGTTTATCTTGTAAAAAATGGTGTGAATCATAAAATGTTTGATTATGTAGAACGAGATGGTAAAATAAATACGATAGGATGGTGTGGAAGATCACAATTTCCTTCTAAACGTTTTTCGATGGCTGTAGAAATAGCTATTTCCACGAATACCCCCATGTCAGATGCCAGTGAAAAGGGTTGGAAAACACGAGACGATATCAAACAATGGTATAAAGATATTGATGTGTTGCTGGTGACTTCTGGTCCAGAAGATTGGTGTGAAACAGGCCCACTTCCTGCATTTGAAGCAATAGTAAGGGGTGTTCTTGTAATTGGAACTAAAGTTGGAAATTTTTCATTTGTACCAGGTCCTAAATTTTCAACAGTCGAAGAAGGTATTCAAATTTTGATTGATTTGAAAGCAGATCCCGAAAAGGCTAAACAAATCGCAAAACAACAGTATGAGTGTGTAATGGAACTTTGGACATATGAGAAAAATGCTTGCCAGTGGAAAAGCTTGTTTAACATTGGACTTGAAAAGGCGCGTTCTAGTTTTCAGAACTGACTCGTTTAGATGAAATAAATGGATGTACTAGGAGCAGACTTCCTGACAAATGGTGCCATGTCAAGTGTTAATATTGAACTCCCGAAAGAGACTATGGCATTTGAACTTCCGTCAGTTAATCTTGACGAGGGACCCAAACTTGTTCCCTCGATGGAGCATGTTGGTTCAATTCGTACGAATGAAGGACTGGAGAATATGAATGCAGAGTCATACTTTCCATCACAGTCATCCCGTAAGATGTCAGACGAGCATCTACTTCGCGAGAAGTATGATATGCTTCGTAAGTTTAAGCGATTTCAGGCCGCTGGTCTTCCCATGCGTAAGAATTTTACACTCGAGTCGCCTCTTGAAGAGATGCGAATGGAGCTTGAGTTCATCAAGAAGGAGAAAGATATGGATGCTACCATCAAACAGTTTTGCGACTGGTTTATTACAGGAATGTCTGCTATGGAGTGGAGCTCTAAGAATGTTCCGCTAATGAAAGCATTTGGTCTTCGTCTCGATGGTCTTTCCGAATCAGCTCAGATGAATGTAGTCGACATGGAGGAAGACTTTGAGGAACTGTATGATATGTACGGTGAGTCAATTAAGATGCACCCTCTTGTTCGTATTCCGATCCGTACTTGCATGATGGTCTACATGGTCCATCTGACAAATCAGATGGCTATGAAGGCTCCTATTCCGAACATCGATGAAGTTCTTCGTACCAATCCTGATATTGCTCGTCAGCTTGCTACGGCTGCCATGCAACAGCAAACGCAAAATGTTCGTGCTGGTGGAATGGCCCAACAGGCTCCTGCTTCTAACCCGTTAGCTGGTCTTGCTAGTTTCATGAGTGGAATGGTACCGCCTGCGCCCCAGCAGACGAACGTACGTCCTCAAGTCCCGGCTTCAATCAAGTCCCCGGTAAAGCTACCTCAACAGCGTCCTAATCCTGCGCCTCAGGTAGCTCGTACCGCAACTCCTCCTCCAGTTCCCGTTCGTGAAATGAAGGGCCCCGAAGTAAATATTGATGATCTACTCAAGCGTGTGAATGCCGGCGTTGAGACAACAAAGAAGGTGAACACAACACCTTCAGCAAAGAAGGGTGGTTCTACAGGTAAGAATTCAGTAAGCATTCGTCTTTAACTAGTGGGTCCTCTGTAAGGTAGATCGCTCAAATCATCATCTGCTCGACTTTGAAAGTATTCGAGAAAAAGAGGATTCCATTTGTCTTTATTGATCCATTCATACATACCATCTTTATTGATTGTTATTAACTTACGTATATCGAGTTCATTATCAATTATTTTATGACGCTCTACGTATTGGCGGTTTGTTTTTGAACCATGGTATAGATGTTGAATTTTACTCTTTTCATAATATGTTATACGTGGAACAGGCTTAGCAGCGAACTCGCTATAAGCCGGTTTTAAACTGGTAGGAAGAGACTTAAATATTTTAGGGAACGATTTCTTAAGCCAACTAGCAGATGATAGTGTGTCTCCGCTTCCACTTATTGCCCAATCAAAGAATCCAACTTTATTGTACCATTCACGACGAAATGCCCATCCAAATCCAGGATGATAATTGTAGTTCCAAATAGATTCCTTCATAAACAGAACACTTTTGCGTGTGAGCGTTACATTCGTATATGTTAAGTCCAGCCATTCGCATGTTTCAAAGGGCTGAACTACATCATGACTATCTAATAACTTTGAAATATCCGAATACCAACTATCATTGCTAAAAATCACGTCTCCATCAATGAATAGTAATTTTTTATACTTCGAAGGAACTTTGGTCTCAAGAACACGGCACATACGTTCCTTATGAAACATAAATGAATCGCATTGCACATGAAATGCAGATGGTATTTCGGGCTTTCTATCTTTAAACA